TAAAGAAAAGAAAGAAAATCCATTCGCTGCTAAAAAAGATAATGAAAAGGAAGACGAAGATATGAAAGATGATAAAATGTATGCAAAGAGTGAATATAGCGATATAATTAGCGCAGAATACTTAAACTGGATGGAAGATACTCTAAAGTCTGCCGGTGTAAATACCGCAGATGCAAGACTACACTTCGACCAAATGGAGAAAGCACAACTTGGCGGATTCGATAACCCGGATTCAGTAGATGGTGCTGACTACTTCGGTGGACAAGTTAGAGGAAGAGGACAAGAGAATGGTGGACCATCAACAGGTGCTATCAGTGCAGTAAGTCAAAGTGGCGGAAAGCAACCTGCTGGCGCACTTGGACCTGCTAAACTTTCAAAGGAATACATTAATCCTTCAAATGTTTCTTCAACTGATATTGAAGCGGCATATGAAGTTTACAAAGCAGCCGCTTTGGAACAACAATTCCGAGGAAGTCTTGAAGGAGAGTTTTCATCAAGATTTGCTAACGAACAACAGATTGCAAAGTCTAATGCAGAAAAAGCACAATTCGATGCTCGCCAACCAATTAGTGAAGTAATGAAGGCTCTTGAAGGATTAACTGAAAGAATTGACAACCTAACTACAGAAGGAACAACTATCGCTAAGGCTGATACTTCCACTAATGTAAATATCCCAAGCACTCAAGACCTAAACAATATGTCTTGGGATGAAGTGCATTCATTGGCAAACAGTGTTTACAGGGGCGCATGAGTAAAAAATAATTAAAAAAAATAGGAGATGAAAAAGATGGCAAGAGATTACATAAGAAACATAACAGATATGGAAAGATACTTTTACGGTGCAGGGAACGCTATGGGCTATTCCTACTCCGGTAGTGAGTTGTTGAAAGCAGATGCACCAATGATGAGTACAACTGCGGGTACATACCAAGCAATTTACGGTAGAAAAGTTTGGTCACAATTGAACCAAGAATTTAACGCATTCAGCGTACTACCTAAAAGACCGTGGGAGAGAAGTGGTTGGAGAGTTATTACTGCTCGACCTTCATTTAGTGTTGGTGGCGGAGTTGCAGAAAACGCTACTCTACCGGACACAACAAAACCTACCTTCCAACATATTGCGGCAAAACCTAAGACAGTTGTTCACACATTCGATATGAGCGAAACTGCTATGTTTTTGGCTGATAAAGATGACGGACTAGGCGATATTCGCTCCGTCTTGAAGGAAGAAATGGGTAAGCACCACGCTGAACACATTAACAAAATGCTAACACAAGATGTTGATACACCGGCAGGTAATGACTTTGAATCACTAGACAGAATTACTGCTTCTTCCACTTTGGACAGTACAGGTACAGGACATGCGGCGGCAGGTCCAACAGGAAATTCCGCACATATTAGTGCTGCAAGCGATGTAGATATTTACTCCATTGACAGAAGTGCTAACACTTGGTCTAATGCAGAAGTTGATGTTGCTACAGATGCAGGTCTTACTGAAAGAACTCTAAGTCTTGACCATTTGGACTCAATGTTCCAAAAGACATGGGTTCGTGGTGGTAATCCAAAGGTTATTCTAACAGGATATGATACTCTAATGAGACTTCAACAACTACTACAAAGCCAACAAAGATTCATGGAAGAGAAGAGAGTCACACCTACCTACAACGGTGTTAAGGGTGTACCGGGTATTGAAGCCGGTTTCATCGTAGCAACCTACAATGGTGTACCAATCATTCCATCTAAGGATATTACAAAAGACGGTCTAAGCAGACTTTACTTCTTAGACACAGATTACTTGTATTTCTCAACTGCTATACCAACTCAATACTTTGAGTCCGGTATTGAGACAGGTGACCCATTCGCTATTAACCGTCTTGGACAAGAAGGTATGTACCGTTCAATGGGAGAAGTATGGACAACTTTCTTTGGAGGTCAAGGTTCGATTAGAGACTTGGTTTGAGGTTAATGGAGAAAAAAAATAAGGAGATGATTAATTATGGCAACAGAAAATAAATTACATAAAGGAATGACTATATCGTTTGATGACGGAGATTTTAGCACAGGAACAGTATCAGTGCTTTTAGACCTTGACATGAGAACAGGAACACCTGTAGAAGAAACAGGTTGGTTAGACGGAAACGCAGGTGGCTCTTATCCGGGTACACTAGCAGGTTTTAACGCCGCTAACACTGACGGAAATTCAGTTGGAAGTATGCGAATGGTGACAATTGCTTTTACTCTAGCAGATGCGGCTGAACAAACAATGGTTTTCACCGCAGGAGTTTCAAAAGTAGTCGGTATTATTGGTCAAACCTGTGCAACCGCAGACAAGACTCTATCCGCTACTTTCTCTAATGTAGGTACGGCGGCTTTCGCTAACAATGGTGGCGCACTTCCCTGTGTGTCTCTTCATGGTGAAGCGGCTACCGCAGGAACAGTAACATTAGTTTTACTTAATTGAGGTGCTTTAAGTGCCTACAGTGACCTACAATGGTCCTTATTACGAGGCTCGTAGAAAGGACACCTGTGAACCGTGGTTGAGAGGACAACCTGTAGAGGTTTCTCAAAAATGGCTTGAAATAAATAGAAAGGCTTTGAGAAGAAACTTCACTATCGAAGGTGATGAACCTGCTACAGTAGACCTACAAGATGACGGTATACCGGATGAGGCTTGGAATCGTAAAGACATTCTAAAGTGGCTAAAAGATAATGAAGTCAAAACAGGCTCAACTTATCTAACTAAAACGGCGGCTTTGGCTTTAGTGGAATCTCATTTGAATCCACCTGTAGTTGCGGAAGTTTTAAGTCCTACACAAGACACCACAGAAACAGGAGATGAAGAATAATGGCAATGGAATTTACAACAGACACAAGACCTACAGTTTTAGGAAATCTAGTTCTAATAACTGGAACTTATGATGATGATGGTACTAGAAGTGGAAGTATACTTTTAAGCGACCATTTTTCAAAGTTACTACATGTTGGTGTTGCTAGTCATGGTGATAGTAGCGCAACTGCCTATATACATTCAACAGGTCAGCCTTTAATAATGACTATTTCATGTGGGGCTAATGGTACTGGTAATTGGATGGCACTTGGTATTAGAGGATGAAGTCACACTTTAAATTAGGGGGTGACTAAATGGGCAGTTCAACAATCGTATCGCAAGTAAAAATAATAGGTCCTATGTCGCCAAAAGAATTTAGCGATATAACAACTTTAGAAACTAAAATTAATGGCGGATTGGGTGCAATCACTGATGCCGGTGGTACAAATAAAATTCTTGATACCGAAATAATTCAAGTGTTAGGTAATTTTTTCTTAATTGTGACATATGAATTTTGATGAGTGGTGATGATGGGTTTTGATTTACGCTCTTTGGATTTGTCGGATTTAGTTCGTGCGAATAAACAAGGCGTAAATTTAGACACTAAAACCGCACATGTAGATGATAGCGAACACCCATTGAAGGGTGTCACAGGTAGTCAAAGAAATAGAAATAAAGATATAGGGGATATACTCAACATCGGTTCGGGTACAAGATGTACTCATTGTGGCTTTCTTCATTTTATGTGGAGAGCAACATGTGGTAGTTGTGAAAAACCTATGGAATATAATCTAGGAAATAGAGATGAGAAAAACAGGTTGTGAATAAATGAGTAAAGTAATTATTAAAATGCCGGTAAGACCACATAGACAGAAAGTACTTACTCAAGATGGACAAGAAGTCCGTTTACAACAGTTTGCTAATAGACAAGCCGCAAACGCTTTAAGAGGCGCAGGTGGAGATGTACAAGGAGAACAGTTTACTTCTTCTCGTGATGCTTCAATGCGAGATATGGTAGCCAACCCCGAAGCACATAATATCAAATTCATGGGTGAAAGAGTACCCTTTGAAGGGCAAACTTTGGAAGAGTCGTTAAGTGAACCCGATGTAGCAGGTGAGCGAGCCGCTATTGATAGTCAATTTGCAGGTGAAGATGAAGTTCCTCCACCTGTGTCTAATGAGCAAAAAGAT